TGCAGTGAGATGTTGGATTTGTGAACCTGCCTTCACTGCATCTGTCTATGAAGTAAGATACATCGAAGGCAGGAAAGCATACGTTACTTGCACCGTTCGAGACGGTGAAGAACCAAAGCTAGATCGTTACAATGATCAGAACAGCTTTAAGCCGCCTGGATAGTTTCGATCTCGCAGTGTTTTTCTCTATTGAGCTTCACTACCTTTCCAGCTCGAAGAACTTTACCGCGCACAGTAAATTCTTTGATGTCAGCGATATCAACTTTACACGTAGTTTCGATTGCCCAATCATTTCCTTGCTTGTCAGTTACAAACAATGTGTCGTCTAACACGCGAATGACTGGCTCGAGATTTCGAGTAGGTAGGACGTCAGCATGTACAAATGCTGGTGAGAGTAGTAGAATAGCTACTATTAGCTTTTTCATGGAATTGCTCCTTTCGTCGTCGCGACGATATTTCATTACTGTTACAGAATTGTTACAGTTATATTACTATATATACAAAATTTACATTAGGGTCTATGTAAAAATTACATAAATAATTTCGTCGATACCAAGGACACGGGTCGACACACCTCTACGCAGAATGATCTGGTAGAGTATAACAACAACCTTGCTAAATATTAGGAGGCCGTTATGGTATCTAAAGCATTTTCTTTTCCACGTTCACACTTCATCGGGTTCGACCACATTTGGAATGATATCGCTCGTTTGTCTGAAATGTCTGACAACAAGCTTTATCCTCCTCACAATGTAGTCAAGCAAGATGAAACACATTTCTCAGTTGAGCTTGCACTTGCAGGCTATTCCAAAGAAGATCTCACTGTAGAGGTCAAAGATGGAATCCTCGTGGTAGCTGGTGGCAAAAATGAAGAATCAGAACGTGAGTATCTTCACCGTGGTATTTCTGCAAAGAAATTCACGCGTACTTTCAGATTGTCCGAACACGTTGTTGTAGACGGAGCTGACTTCAAAGATGGATTACTCGTTATCGACCTAAGAGTTGAGATCCCAGAAGAGAAGCGTCCTCGCATTGTCCAAATTGGTAAAACCAAAGGCAAAAAGCAACTATTAACTGAGGACTAAAATGAAAAACTTGGCAGTCGTTGCCTTGTGTTTTCTTTCTACGTTCGCTAGTGCTAATGAAATCGAAGAGGTCGTCGTCAAGGCGAGGCAAATTCGTGTAGTGTTGGTTAAGCTCGCTGAAACTCACGAGCAAAATCCAATTACTGGAAATTGGTATTACGTCGAAAAGAAGAAAGAAAAACAAAAAGACAAGGCATAAAATCAAGGGCGCTTCGGCGCCCTTTTCAAGGAGATACTATGAACGAAAAAGAATTAGAAGAGTGGGTTAATAAAAATCCTGCTATAGCTAATGCAGTAGTACCAACATTTATAGTTTTAGGTGCTGTAACACTGCAAGCATGTATGATAGCATTAATTTCGTGGTTTCTTTATATCCACTCTTTTTAAACTGCTTCCATACGAGTCATTAGACGCTCAGCACGATTAGTCACTTGACGATACCATAGTGAATCACGACCTTCGACTGCGGCTTTTTTCCAATCATGGTCAAGAATAGCAGCATTGAAGTTTTTAAATTTTGAAAGGCGAGTACGACCCATGTTAAACATCATATTAACCAAGATCTGCTGGACTTCGTCTGGTAGGTCGTTAAAGTTCCCTCTGCCGTATAGAGCGTCACATTCTCCGATGGCAAGGTCAAGGTCTGCTTCGAAACACTCCTTAACTCTTTCTTCCGAGATTCCAGTACCAACTGGTTGTCCGTATTCCGGGTCACTTTCGAGGACAAGGTGACCAACTCCAAACGTGGGGTAACCGAGGTGATCGTTGTAGATGACATATTCGACTCCTTCGTCGATCTTAAGTTGTTCGTAGACAGCTTCACGGTTCATTTACTTTTCCTATATTTTGTGGTAGAATGGTTTACATGATGACAGACTTTTACACCAATGTTTCTCAATATGGTAACTATCTGTACGTTCGTGGTTTCAATGAGGATGGCTCGCGAATGCAGCGTCGGTTCGTATATGAACCCTACCTCTTTGTTCCATCCAACGTAGAGACTGGTTACACAGACATTCACGGTAATCATGTGCAGAAGAAGATGTTCGACAACATCAGACATGCACGTGATTACATCAAAAAATTCGAAGAGGTCGAAGGATTCAATGTCTTCGGCCTCGATCGATATCCGTATGTATTTATATACGACACCTTTCGAAACCAAGAAGTTGACACGAGCAAGATCAATGTAGTCAACATCGATATCGAAGTGGCATCAGACGATGGTTTCCCCGAACCAGAAGATGCTGACAAAGAAATCACAGCAATCGCCATTCGTCGACGTAACATGACAGTTGTACTCGGTTGTGGTGACTTCAAGTCAAACGACGAGAATGTGTACTACATCAAGTGCAAACACGAATATCACTTGCTACATAAGTTTCTCGATGTATGGCAAAATATGGATGCCGATGTTATCACAGGTTGGAACACAGAGTTCTTCGATATTCCGTACCTCGTCAATCGTATCACTAAAATCCACAGCGAAGAGATGGCCAATCGCCTCTCGCCTTGGGGTATCATCAAAGAAAAGCGTGTGTTCCGTCAAGGCAGTGACAAGCAATCACAGACATTCCAAATCTTTGGCGTATCAAGCCTCGACTATCTCGCCATCTACAAGAAGTTTCGACTACAACCTCGTGAATCATATCGCCTCGACTTCATTGCCGAGACAGAACTCGGTACCAAGAAGTTGGACTACAGCGAGTATGGTAACTTGCACGAGTTGTACAAGAACAACTTTCAAAAGTTTATCGAATACAATATTCGTGACACAGACCTCATCTTCGACTTAGAAGAAAAACTCGGTTTCATCGAACAGATCTATGCGATTGCCTACGATGCGAAGGTCAACTACAACGACACTCTCGCCACTGTTGGTATCTGGGATGTGATCATCCACAACTATTTGATGGATCAGAACAAGGTCGTGTCAATGAAACGTCCGCCTAAGTCTGATCGCATGATCGAAGGTGGTTATGTCAAAGAACCTATCGTTGGCATGCACAAGTGGGTAATGTCATTCGACCTTAACTCTCTGTATCCACACCTCATTCAGCAATACAACATTTCACCTGACACTGTGATCAGTAAGACAGATGACCTGTTTGCTATCACGAAGAATGCGAGTGTTGATACGGTACTCAACGAAGAACTCGACCTGACTGCGCTGAAACATTATGATGTGACTATGACACCGAATGGTAAGATCTACCGTAAGGATTATCAAGGCTTCTTACCTACTCTCATGGCCAAGATGTATGACGACCGTGTGTTGTACAAGAAGAAGATGTTTGAAGCGAAGTTGGCCAATCAGAAAAATCCATCACGTGAATTACAAATTGACATCAGTCGGTACCACAATCTACAACATGCCAAGAAGATTCAGCTTAACGCAGCTTATGGTGCACTCGCCAACAAATACTTCCGATGGTTCGACAACGAGAATGCCGAAGCCATCACCATGGCTGGTCAATTGTCTATTCGGTGGATCGAGAAGAAACTCAACGCATGGTTAAACAAGATACTCGAGACGAAAGGCCGTGATTACGTAGTTGCAATTGACACCGATTCAGTGTATGTCTCATTCGATAAGATGGTCGAGATGACTCAACCAAAAGATCCAGTCGAGTTCCTTGATAAAGTTGCAAAAACTCAAGTCGAAGCATTCATCGATCGATCGTATCAAGAACTTGCCGACTACACGAATGCGTATGCACAGAAGATGATCATGAAACGTGAGAACATTGCTGACAAGGCAATATGGACTGCCAAGAAGCGATACATCATGAATGTGTATGACTCCGAAGGTGTGCGCTATGACGAGCCCGATCTCAAGATGATGGGCATCGAAGCAATTCGATCGTCAACTCCTGCAGTGTGTCGCGAGTACATTAAGAAAACACTCGAACTGATCATGTCTACCGATGAGACCACTGTACAAAAATACATCGCAGACATTCGTCAAGAATTTCGTACACTCAGCTTCGAGCAGGTTGCATTCCCTCGATCATGTAACTTCATCAAGTGGGAAACTAACCACAAAACTGGTCAGCGATATCCTGGTACATATGCCGATAAGAACACTATTTACAAAAAGGCTACACCGATTCAGGTCAAAGGCGGTCTGTTGTACAACCACTATTTGCATAAATATAACCTAACTAAAAAATACGAAGAGGTTAAAAGCGGCGAGAAGATCAAGTTCAGTTACTTGGTCAAGCCGAATCCATTCAGAGACACTGTGATCTCATGTCCTGATGTACTGCCACACGAGTTTGGTCTTGAACAGTACATCGACTACGATACACAGTTTGTCAAAGGCTATCTCGACCCAATCGAAATCATCTTGCATGCAATTGGTTGGAAGTCGGAAAAGGCGGCCACACTCGAGGACTTTTTCTCATGACAGACGAGAAGCAAGCAATAAACTTAGAAGAATTTGATTTTGGTTTTAGCTTAGTAGATGCTGACCAACTTGAAGCTGTACAACAAGTAAAGACAGAATTGAGTAGTACAGCAGGTGAAGTTGAAGCGTGGCAAGCACAAGCCGAGCAATGGAGACAAAAAGCACAAACAATATATAATGCTGTGCAACCACTATTGACGAATCTCAGTAAAGAACCTGAGAAAGAATATATATTATGGCCAGGTACTGATCGCGTCAATAAGATCAATGCCTTTAAACTTAAATTAATGCAAATATTAGAGGACTAATTATGAAATACTTAATGTTGCTCCTTGTAGCCGTTACATCATTGGCTACCGCTCACACCATTACGTATGATAATGGAGATGTTTACACTGTTGCTGATGACGAATTCGTTTTCGTTTCGAAGCGATCTGAACTGTGGACACGTTCTGTTTATAATAACGGTAAAACAACGCGTTATGAAAAAATCGTACCAACCGAAAAAGTAGATTACGTGCCGCCAGATAATGGTACTAATGGTGAAGCATTTGGTACTCACGAATGGTGCAAAGCTTACACACCATGGAGTGAAGGTTACACTTTCACAATGCAGTATTGGCAACGTGGATGTGACACTAACAACGATAACAAATATGGTTGTGGTGATGAGAAGTTTGACGCATCTGACGACGGAGCGGCTTGCCCTTCTAGCTAATGGCATATTCAAAGGAAGTATTAGACCACTATGATAACCCAAGAAACGTTGGAAAGCTTGATGGAACGGATGCAACCGTGGGAACAGGCTTGGTTGGCGCTCCGGCTTGCGGAGATGTCATGCAATTGCAAATCAAGGTTTCGCCCGACGGAATCATTGAAGACGCTAAATTCAAAACTTTTGGATGCGGATCCGCAATTGCATCAAGTTCTCTTCTCACAGAATGGGTCAAGGGTAAAAGCCTTGAGGAAGCTAATCAGATCAAGAATACTGACCTCGCTCAAGAACTCTCCCTTCCCCCTGTAAAAATCCACTGTAGTGTTCTCGCAGAAGATGCCATTAAAACTGCGATCCTAGATTATAAGAACAAAAACAATTTAGGAGAATAACATGCAGAGTTTTCCGATCAGTGTCATGGCACTGGCTATGGGTCTTATACTCTCTGCTGTAGCCGGCTACTTCTCAGTAGTCGGCATTGCTACCATTTTTGCGGGCGCTTTTTGGTCTGTGGTCATTATGGCCGGCGCCCTCGAAACATCTAAACTTGTCGCAGCTTCATGGCTCTATCGCAATTGGTCGATAGCACCATGGCTTATGCGCATATATATGACTATAGCAGTTATAGTTTTGATATTCATTACTTCAATGGGTATTTTTGGTTATTTGTCTAAAGCTCACGTCGATCAGACAGTTTTGGAAGGAGGAAACAATGACATCAGAATTGAATCGTTGCAACGCAGAATCGACCGCCAAAATAGTATCATTAATGACTCAACAATTGTCCTTGGGCAACTTGACGAAGCGGTATCCACACTTCAAGAATACGACAGAATACGGGGACCTGAAGGTGCGATTGCAGTTAGGCAATCTCAGTCCGAGGAAAGGGCGGCGCAAAACAAAGCAATCTCTGATGCGTACGATATTATCGAAGAACTTACCGAAGAAATCCTCCCGCTCAAAAGACAGGCTATTGCTCTTGAAGCAGAAATTGGCCCACTAAAATACATCGCCGAGTTAATATATGGAGATGAAGCCGCCGATTATTTTGATACAGCTGTTCGCTGGATTATTATCCTTTTGGTGGTGGTATTTGATCCTTTGGCTATATGCCTGTTATTGGCAGGTAACGCTGGTTTAATGCATCGCAATCAAATTAGTTATTTGACTGAGGAAGAAATCTTGAAAGATGTAGAAATTATGGCGCAATCATTTGAACAACCTCAACCAGTTGTTAATCTGGATGGTCACGGTACGGATGGCAACTAATGTTATTGATATCACATCGTGGTAATATATCTGGTAGTGATCCAGGTTTAGAGAATAATCCAAACCATATTGATCGTATTATTGTTGGTATGGAATTGAACGCTGAAATAGATTTGTGGATATTTGACCAGCAAGAAATATATTTAGGTCATGATACACCACAATACGGTATAGACTTCAAATGGTTGTATACACGAAGAAATAAGTTATGGATACACTGTAAAAATATTGAAGCTCTTACATATTTACACAATTGTCCTGTGAACAATGAATTCAATTATTTCTGGCATCAAGAAGATAGCTATACATTGACATCAAAAGGATATATTTGGGCATATCCAGGTTGTGATGTACACTTACCGAGTAGAGCAATCGCTGTAATGCCTGAAGAGAGTCAAATTAATTTACGCCCATTTTATGGAATTTGTACTGATTTCCCAGAAAGATATTTAGTGAAAGAGCCAACTACATGAAGATAGCAGTATTATACTCTGGTCAAATTAGAGGTGATTCATATAAAGATAATATATGGCATATGAAAACCATATTACCTGAAGCTGATTTTTATTTTAGTACATGGAAGGGAGATGTTGAATATTCGTTCATAGATCATTATTTTGATGAACCACACATACCCTATAATTCTGAAAAACAATTACATCAATTATATTTGAAAAAGCTTCGCGAGTTAAAAGAAGAACATGGATATGTACCAGAAGATGCTTCGGCTCGATCTGTTTTAAAATGTAGAAGTAGAAAAATGGGCCGTGATAGAGTAAAACAACATGTAGCTCATGCTCTCGCATATGAAAAATTTGTTTATGGCAAAGATTATGATATTGTTATTCGAATAAGATATGACTTGGAATACGAAAAGGAATTCGATTCAGAAGCATTACAATACCTTATCTCGCTGTGCATTAATGAAAACAAACCCGTTGGTATTGGATATTTGGGTACAGGAGGAGACCATGGAATTCCACTCAGAGAGGTTTCTCTTGTTCCTCGAGCTGAGATGATTGGTGATGTTTTTATTATACATAAAGCAGACATGTTCGATCACACACACGTGTATGAGTTGATAGAAAATAAAAAATTGAGAAGTGCTGAATTTGGTTGGCATCAAATTTTATGTCAACCTTACGCTACAAACTGTTGGACTGCAAATCAAATGTATGCTTGGATAGCTCCATCTGAAGCTTGGATTAAAGAACAAGAAGAAAAGTGCGCAAGGAGATTAAAATGAAAGTTGCGGTGTTGTATTCGGGTCAAATAAGAGGTGATTATATTAAAAATATTGCAAGAATGAAGAATATATTACCCGATGCTGATTTCTTTTTTGGTACATGGGAAAATCAAAAAGATCTAGATATAGCAGGACTAATTAATAAATTTTATGTAGAACCAAAACCGCATTATAATCCAGCAAAATCTCACAACAAAAAATATTTAAAAATTGCTAGAGCCATTCGTGACGGCAAATTAACTAGAAAACATTTCCCCGTCCGTTGGCAAACTAAAACTGATGAAGAAATTCAAGGGGAATTGGGTGCAACTATTAAAGGTAGAAATAAAAGTTGGCATCATATGAAACAACATCTCGGTCATGCGTATATGTGCAGAGATTTTACACGCAGTAAAGACTATGATATAATTATACGAGTTAGATATGATTGTATGCCTTTCTATGAACTAAAATGTTTCATAAAACATCTATGTGAACAGGTTATGCTTCATGGAAATCCAATTGGATTTCATGATAATAATAGAGTTAAAACTTTAGATCATGCACTTAAACCCAAAAGAATGATAGAAAATAATAGAGGATATGACCTAAACGACTTTATTGTAATGCACAGACATGATTTATTCGATCCAGACCGAACAATCAATCTCTACAATCGAAAGTTTTTATCTCCAGCTGAGGGTGGATGGTATCAAATTATGTGTGAACCATATAGTCTATGGGGAAATACACTCTCAGGATTTTGTAGACTTGATTCACAACACGGTTATCAAAATGATCATTTTAATGAATTTAAATCGAATGTCCATGGCCTTGAAAATGCTACGAAAATAGGTGATCGATCAAAAAAATACAATGCAGAAGAATTAATAGAAGAATCTTCTAGTGATGTGTATTTTATGTATGATCAAAATGTTAAGGATTAGTATGTACATATGATTGAATTTGCGGTAGAATGGAACAGTGAAAAGTATAGGAGTTCACATGTCAATTTTATCTAAGCTTCAAAAGAATTCAACCATCAAGGATACTGCTATCCTTTCTGAATCAAAGTTCTTCACAAAGAAGGACATGATTCCAACAGCCATTCCTATCATCAACCTTGCATTGTCAGGTAGACTCGATGGTGGTCTCACACCTGGCCTCACGATGTGGGCTGGTCCAAGTAAACACTTTAAAACAGCGTTCAGTTTGTTGATGGCGAAAGCATATCTCGATAAGTATGATGACGCTGCTCTCTTGTTCTATGATTCAGAGTTCGGTACACCTCAATCATACTTCGAAACTTTTGGTATCGATATGGATCGTGTACTTCATACACCTGTGACAGACGTTGAGCAACTCAAGTTCGATATCATGAAGCAACTCGACAACATTGATCGCGGCGATAAGGTCATCATCATTGTCGATTCTATTGGTAACCTCGCTTCGAAGAAAGAAGTTGAAGATGCACTCAACGAGAAAGCAGTTGCCGATATGTCACGTGCTAAACAGATCAAGTCATTGTTCCGTATGGTTACACCACATCTTACACTCAAAGATATTCCGATGGTCGTCGTGAATCATACCTACAAAGAGATCAGTTTATTCCCGAAAGATATCGTTGGTGGTGGTACTGGTTCATACTATTCTGCAGACAACATCTATATCATCGGTCGTCAACAGGAAAAAGAAGGTAAAGATGTGGTAGGATATAACTTTATTATCAATGTGGAGAAATCACGTTATGTACGAGAGAAATCCAAGATTCCTGTTACTGTTACTCATGGTGGCGGTATTAGTCGTTGGAGTGGACTCCTGGATATCGCATTGGCAGGAGGATTCGTTGTCAAGCCCTCTAATGGTTGGTATGCCCGTACAGATCTTGCCAGCGGGGAAGTAGAAGACAAGAAGTTCAGACTGAAAGAAACTGACAGCAAAGATTTTTGGTTGCCAATTGTGACGTCTGAGAAGTTTAATGAATATATAAAGCAGACTTATCAAGTCGGCCACTCTGCTATTATCACAGACGAAGAGATAGAGGAGTTTGTAACTAATGAGTGATATCTCAATCGAGAATCTCATACTCAGCAATCTACTATATGATGAGAACTACATTCGTAGTGTCCTACCATTTCTCAAAGAAGAATACTTTGTCAATCATGAACAGCGCATCGTCTTCAACCTCGTAGAAAAGTACTTTACAAAATACAATGCATGTCCATCTCGTGAAGCATTGAAGATCGAGGTAGATGAGTTGTCTCTCAACACAGATACTCATGCATCATGTGTACAATTCATTGCAGCACTCAATAAATCAAACACTGATGAAGAGTGGCTGATGAAGCAGACAGAGAAATATTGTCAAGACAAAGCAATCTACAACGCCATTATGGAATCGATTCAGGTAATCGATGGGAAGTCAGACAAAGATAAAGGTGCGTTACCTCAAATCTTGTCTGATGCGCTCGCTGTCTCCTTCGATACCAATATTGGCCACGACTTCCTCGAAGACTTCGAATCACGATATGACTTCTATCACAAGAAGGTAGAACGTCAGCCATTCGATCTCGATTACTTCAATCGTATTACTCGCGGTGGTATTCCTCGTAAAACACTTAACGTTATCCTCGCTGGTACTGGTGTAGGTAAGACACTGATGATGTGTCACTTCGCTGCATCAAACCTCATGCAAGGCAAGAATGTATTGTATGTCACTTTAGAAATGGCCGAAGAGAGGATCGCCGAACGTATCGATGCAAATCTGATGGGTGTTCCTCTCAACGATCTGTCAACGTATCCAAAAGAAACGTACGAGACCAAACTCAATCGTGTGAAAGGTAAGACAGCAGGTAAGCTGATCATCAAAGAATATCCTACTGCCTCTGTCGGTAGTGGTCATCTTCGACATCTACTCAATGAGTTGAAGCTGAAGAAGAATTTCATACCTGATATTATCTACATCGATTATCTCAATCTATGTGTATCATCTCGTATCCGTATGGGTGCCAATGTCAACACATATTCATACGTCAAAGCAATTGCCGAAGAGCTAAGGGGACTTGCAGTTGAATTCAACCTACCGATCTTTACAGCAACGCAGACGAACCGTACAGGCTTTACATCATCAGACGTCGGCCTCGAGGACACTAGCGAGTCCTTTGGATTGCCCGCTACTGCAGATTTTATGTTTGCCGCCAT